TCTACCATTTGCCATGCCTTCTTACTATCTAGCCGATCCCCAACCTTACCTGCCCAGCGTCTGGCTTCAATATTATGATGCCATACTGCTACCTTTCCTGATGGAGCTGGATATCTATCACTTGCATTCCACTGATTGCTTAATACAAACAACTTCATAGGATGAAGATACAGTGCTCTGAGCAATGCGCCTTGATCTCGTCCAGCCCAACGTTGCCATTCAGTCTGCCAAAGCCTGAAGAACTCTGCCGTGCGCTCACAACGTCTAAACGCAAACACTCCACCATTATATTGTAGGACTTCATCAGTACCCATTAATTCCCAGGTGGCTTCGGACTCCTCATGATTATCAGCACGTAGCATAAATCTTGCTACCGCATACTTAGCCATATCCCTGCAGATTAAAATCTCCCATCCCTTTGCTAGTGTCTCAAAGATAAAGGAAATATCCTCTGCTGGTTCAGTATCTGCATCAAGATATAGAACATATTCCCATTCCTTAGGAGCATGCTTATATGCAGCCAACTTTGCAGTACGACCACCAATATCAAGATCCTCGCACTGAATAAAGATATCCTCACCAGCATCTAGCGGTTCGGTAGCACATAACGCAATTGGAATATCAGGCATCTGACGCTTACAAGCCCTGATACATCTATTTGCACACTTACGTGCTGGCGCACCAAACGCTACCACGTAAATACCACTATTCGCTTTCCAATCCTTGATTGGCTTTTCTGGCTTTGGTGGTCTCAGTACTCGTTCTATTGCGGACTTATGTTGCACACAGAAGTTCTCTACGGTATTATCTGCAACTGCTGCACGTAAGGATTCACGAGTTATAGTATCCAACTCGCCAAGTGCCTGTTCTAATGCTACCGCTAAGCTGTCCTTATTTCCAACCATGTACCGATAGATCCCTGGTATGTATGGAAGCTGAGGATGAATGCCTACTTCAGCAGGAATAACCACAGGAACGCCGGTTGAGAGCGCCTCTAAGGTGGTCATTGGTCCGCCCTCTAGCGATGACGTACACACGAAAACATCTAGGCTCTTAAAGAAGTTCGGTAGATCACGCCAAGAATATCCAGTAGTACTGCATGGCCAACCTCTACCTGACGCCTTGAAGTCTATCCTAGGGCCGAATTCCTCCATCAGTCCTGCGGCTAGTGCCTCGCCCTTTCTACCTGATTTGTAAGTAAACCCACTAAAGCCAACCACAGGTCGTTTCTTGGATTTCCCACTCCTAAGCGTAAATCGGTCGCCCTCCACTGGTAACGGTAGGATGAGTGACCCGCCAAAAGATTTAAGATGCCTTAGTTGTCCCTGGTTCATCCCGATTCGAAGGTCGGCCATTTCTGCTACACGATCATACCAAGTTGCCTTGCCAGTGCCCTTCTCATAGTGCGTGAAGAATGCGGCCATCTTCCCAACATACTCTTTGTTCTTCAGGATCTCGAAGTATGCCATATAGTAGTTGAGATCAGCACTTTCATCAACAACTTTGCTTAAACTCCATCCATTGGCTATAGAAAGATACCTGGCGAATCTCGGTAGTACTCTATCGTCTTCCCAATTCCGGCAGACTATATTTATCTTCACGCAGTAGCTCTCCCAAAATAATGGTCCACTATCTCGCCTCGCCTGCTATTCCAGTCCTGCCCAAGTATCCATATTCGCAGTGGATGCTGCTGCAACGCTCTAACCATAGCTGCCTGATCGTGTTGCTTAAACTTGTTCCACTCATCTCTCCAAGCATCGAAGAATTTCAATATTCGATCACTCTTACTAAACCACATCACGCCTGCCTGAAGCTGCAATGGAAAGGGATTAGTAATCTGTTCCCAGGTATATTTACGCTCATCTGGATCAATATGTGCAAATAAGAGATGACCCTGATTAGCCGAGGGTGCGATTACCAAATCCCATCCTGCGTCTAGTATCTTAAAACCTTTCAAGACTGCATCGCTCTTAACTTTAGTATCTGCATCAAGGTACAAGGTTTGGTCGAAGGGTGATAGATCGTCCAGCATTACCTTTACGCCACGGGCACCAAAGGTATTGTCTTCGTAGGGAATATGATATACTCCCCTTATCATTGTAGGTTTCTCGCATATCAGAGCAATCCTAAGCTTCGTGTGATGCTCCTTAAGCGAGTCAATTGCCCTACGAACTTCCCTTAGCGAAGAATGTCCATATGCTATATAGCAAACACCCCTAGTCACGTGAGATTCCTGTGATCCAACTCGGCGGCAAGGCAAGTATCAATAATGGATTCAGATACAAGGCCCTGATAAATGCTAGACGTTCATCACCTGTGGGAAGTTTTGCTTTTTCAGTCTTCCAGGCTGCAAATAACTGCTGCGTGGCAGGACAGGTTCTTACGTACATCTGCAGCGTGTCATACACTGGAATCCGAAGATCACCCACAGTTTTCAGGGTCAATGCCCTATCTTCATCGGTACCTATACCATCAGCCAGTACATCAAAGCTACCCAATGGAACAGCCATCTCCCATGTTTTAAGTAATTCAAAGGATGCGGGAAGCAACTCTGGCCGGATTTTGCCTCCGCGCCAGTACAGTGTATAAAGGAATGACGAAATAAGTTCGGTATTCAGAGACCAGCCCAATCCATTAGCAGGATTACCCAGGGCTGCAAGGCTGAGTTCTGGTCTTGGGGCAACCACTCCACAAGTGGTCTTCGAGTAGATGTGATCCTCACTAGAAGATGCATAGATAGCCACCTCACCCATAGCGAGTCGCTTACGGATTTCCTGATTATTTGCCTGAAACCAATCGCCAGGGTAGTAGGTTTCCCTGGTATTATCTTCAGCTATCCGATTGATACGCTTAAGGGCTTTAACCCACTTTAGTGCCATTCATACCTTCCTTTATGAGGATTGGAGGAGGAGGGTTACTCCTCCTCCATATTGAATCTTAGTCGACGGTCTCAGTCCAGCCAGTTGTGACACATGGCGGATAGTTCGGAATGAATCGAAGCGGAATCACTGATGCATAAACAGCATCTACCGCGATGACCAGACGTCCCTGAACCCATGCATAGTCACTATTGACTGTGAGCTCCTCCGTCCGAACCTCAACAGCAACCAGATCGCTACCATCTCCACCTGCCTGGGTAAGCGGTGTAATCGCCTTCCCAGTGATATCCAGTGGAGTTCCACCTGCAGCCGTGAGAGCTTCCCGAACCTTAAAGTTCAAAGTTGCGCCTGTGGCCATGACTCCTGTGACAAGCAGAAACACGATACGCTGGTGATTCGCCATAGGAATCCACACTGTATCATAAGTGTTAGCCGTTTTGTTCGCCGGATACAAGCAAGCACTCGGCTGATGTACTTCTACAAACCTATTCGTATACGACATGTCTTACCTCCTAGGTAGACTGTAGTGATTAGCTACCAACTGCGTCATCGAGAATAACGAACGGTGAAACTTCGGTCGCACCATCTCGAAGGGTCAGCGGAGCGGACAGCCAAGGACGCCCACCAACGCGGTGAACTGCACGCCACGCTGTGAGGTCGTTCTGGAATCGGAAGTGCTTGCTGGAGTCAATCTGTGTAGACTGACGATCACCGATGACATACTTGCTCCAGTCAGCCAGAATCAAGTCGCCTTCGGCACCCAAGGTCTGGGTGTTCTCGATGAAGTAGATGGGATAACCCATCAGTGTGCTTGGGGCCGCATCCCTGGCATTGCTGATCCAGACATACGACTGATTCCCAGCAGGACCTGCCATCGAAAGGATCTGAGGCATCGAACTCTGATGCGCCATCCAAACAGGACTGGTGCCCATGAAGTGACTGAGCATGTTGAAGATGTCATTGATACCGATAGCATTTGCGGCTGCCCGAGGATGCCGAATCGTAACGCCACAAGCCGCTGCAAGGATACCCAGTGGCTGACCTGCCCCAGTACCATTGATGAAGGTCCATTCCTCTTCGTTGGCGATTGCTCCACCAAACAACCGAGTCAGAAGCGCCTCAAGACCAATGGCACTATCCGCCAGCAACTCATCACTGGCTTCGGTGTACGTCACCAGTTTGTGCGCGATTATCTGCATCTGGCGGAAGGTTGGTTCTGATTCTGTCTTCGACTTGGCCTCTTCAGTCCAGTACGGAAGCACACCACCATAGATGTTCGCAACTCCCTCAGTCGAGCCGGTCTGATCGAGCGTCGGGATAACTACCTGACGTGCCCGCATTGGAAGAACCAGTGCGCGCTCACGAACATACCGCTGGAACTCGGTGAGCATCATCAGATTATTCAGATACTCAGGGAACACCGTAAAGCCACCACTGGCTCCAACACTTTCCACGAGGTCCTTCTGCTCAATCCAACCCTTATTTTCCATATCAAAAGCCGGCAGCGGGTCATCTGGGAGGGCTCCATAGACGCCCTTGGCCAGCAACCTAGGATCCCACTTACCATACTTCTGAGTTACCCAAATCTTATAAAGATATTCACCAAAGGACTTAAAGCCACTAGGTGTCTTTGCCTGAGCAACTGGAACGATCTCATGGGCCTTATCAGCCGCAAGGCCATCCAATTCCCGCACGAGTTTGCTTCGGTCCTTCTTTTCCTTAGCATCCTCAATCATAAGTGCTACCTTATTATGAGTTTCCTTATTTACATTATCGCCAGCCAAAATTGTCTTGGCCTGTTCGATAAGTGCCTGGCTTTCCTCCACCAGCTGATCATAGGTCTGAAATTCAACTGCCATCTTCTTCCTCCAAGCTTTCTAGCTCTTTGAGTAATTCCTGCGTTTTGGCTTCCGCACTTTCAGCGGTGGGTGGAATTTCCGGCCCGGCCTCTGCCTCCAATTCTTCGATAAGTCCGGCTAGCCGTTTGGACTCATCTACGATTGGTATAAATTCAAGTGTTCCACGTTCCCATTCTTCAAGTTCTTTGAATGATACGATCCCTCCATCGTCCTGGGCAAAAGCCACCTTGAAATAGAATGGGTTTCCGTAGGTGGATGCGACCAGGTAACCATCAAAGATGTCATCTATTTGATACTCATAGCTGAACTTTTCACCGAACGCCTGGGTGATTGATCTTAGCAATCTGGCCGACCCTAGTTCCTTTGTAGGGTGTTCAGAAAGCCAAAGCCGGGCAGCCGTCTCGGTCCAGATTTCTCCGTCAAACTGCAACGATCCCACCTGACCAGTTTCCTTGTTGGCTTTCGCGGAGATTCCGTTACCTAAATCTTCAGGTTCTCCCAATTCGCCTTCAAGTTCCTGTACCTCAAGTGTGATCGGTTCTACCTCTGTTTTTGCCGATACAGCCACTGCCGCACTATTCATCCCGAAAATCACAGGGCCATATTCCCAAAGCCTCACTTCACGCAGGTGCCGGATCTTTTTGCCACCTTGCTGCTCAAAGTCGACATTGATCGCATCATAAGCAAATGAGAACTCGCTAATCGCGCCTGCCTTCAGCCGGATGAATGTTCCCTTACCTTCGGGAGTATCCATCAAGAACTGCGTGTCAGCCATCAGCCCGCCAGTCGCATCAGGGAACCTGACCAGCACATCGTCTGGAAGTTCACCACGTCCGACTTCGTACATCTTAAGCGGCTTGCCGACTACATCAAGCACAGAACTCTTATTATGATTATCAACTACCCGGATCTGATCCTTACGCTCACGAATGGTCTTGGTAAACATACCCTTATGAGCAATATCCTGACCAGAATCCTCATTTCCGTATACTGAGATAAGGTGAGTAACGATACCCTCATCTTCGTTCACGGTCTTTACATATGCAGGTATTGTCTTAAATTCACGAGTCATCCTTATCTCCTTTAGAAACTACAAACACAATAAGGGCTATTAGCAAAACTAGCAAAACCACCACTGCTGTGACCCCCAGTATCTCAATCATTACTCAGGAACGTCCTCCCTCTGACCCCAGGATTCCTCATCTGCGTCAGCACGCGGACCCTGCTGGGCTCCAGGCCCGGATAGAATCAAAGGCTCATCACCATTCGGAATCTCCCCAATTCTAAGTCCTACGGTTCTGTAAGCCTGATTTGGCGGGACTCCTGTCTGAATCAACGTGTACGCTGCCGTAACTTGCCGTACCACAGCACGCTGCAGCGCAGGAACACGCGAAAAGTCAAATTGAACAAACTCATTTTCTTTATTAAACCGTCGCTGGTACTCCATCTCAAACCAAGTCAACTCAGGGATTAATGTATCTTCCCAAACAGCCTGTCTGGCCGCCTCATAGTTTGAATACGTAGAACTATCAAGTCCGACCTTTGCTCCTATGAGGATGGGAGCAACCCCAAAAGGACCTAAAATCCGGGTCTCCCCTCTACCATCTATCTCACCAAACCCCATCTCTTCAAAGGTTAGTGAGGTACGATTGTATGTTCCTCCACGATCAAGAACTCCAACTCCCCAGTCCTCATATCCACCATACTTCTCTTTCCATCGCTCAATTACCATATCGACAGTATCTTCAGTAAGTGGACGATCAAACTGAAGCACCCCTGTGACCATTGCTCCACGCTTGAAGAAGATATTGAGGAATTTAGTGATCATATTATCAACATCAATCACTTGAGCAGCTGGTAGCATTGGAGTCATACCATATCCAAGACCCTCTAGAGGATCCATAGGATTAGGAAGCTTAATATGCATCATATCACCCTTGATGATCTTAATACAATCATCAGGGTTTTGGGGAGACTTACCGACAGGAACATAGAGGAAGCCTGCGAGCCCTGCTACCTCCCCAGGCATTGGGATGACATAGGTTCTTGCGGGGTTAAGAGAATGCATTTCACCTGTTCTAGGATCAATGTAGATATAGACATTCCCTGTTACGTTGAAGAATACCACATTGCGGGACTGAAACTCTGCCCAGGACTGGTCTTCATTCGGCTGCAATAGCCGGGCCTGCAGCGGATTGTCCTTTGGAAGTTCCTCAGGATTCTTTTCATCTCCTGAATATGCCCGAAGTGGAGCCGTTAGTGTAGCACGAACCTTGTACATGATAGCCGAATAGACAAGCGAGTTCATATTGAACCCTTCGGCTATATAGGAATCAAGATCTACCAGATGCCACTCAGGCGTTCCTTGCTTAAGAATCGGCCAAGCAAAGGGCAGTTGCTTATTAGAACCACTACGCACAGTTCTCCCGGCCTGGAAGACCTGTCGCGCTGCTTTTAACCTAGTCGCTATATTCGCCATTTATCTAAAAAGCACTCCCGGTGTCGTGTCGAGATAGGATATTGCAACCGCATCACCTCGACCTGGACTACGACCAAGCCTCTTTCGAAGCTGATCCTTACTCTCAATTAGTATTCCTGAGGTAGTCCTAGTCCATAATGGAGCTGCCAGATCTTCAACTAACTCTTCATCTGGCGGGAGTGATATATTATCACCTGTCTCCGGATCAAGTGCTTCACGAAGTCTCCAGTAGGCCTCGGCCCTAACATTTCGCATCTCAAGTCTGCCAGACTTATCCGTCGCAAAGGACGCTGATGCAAAGTTCACGTCAATGATCTGATAGTCTGTTGATCCTGCAATTACGTCGAAGGCACCTGCACCAACTCCAATAATGTCTACGCGAAGCATTCCACTGAAGGTTTCGCCAAGTAGTTCTGTTACAACTGCAGCACAGTCATTCCCGTCTTTAATCTCGCGGCCTTCATAGGTGACCAGTCGATGAAAGAACGTACCTGTGCGCGGGGCCAGCACTGTCTGATCCTTACCACCCCGAGACGGATCAAGTCCAACATCTGTATAGGCACTATTAAATCGGATGTCTTGATCTGACCAACGAGCCATCGCGGCTCGAATATGAGCAGTTGGGATAACCTGCCGGACTTGTTCCTCTTCTTCTAAGAAGAAATCACCCAGTAACAGCTGAGAACGAAGAGGCTCAGGAAGACTCTGTAGCTGGCCAAGATATCCAGTACCACGAAAGTATGGATTATCAGACAAGAACGCTGGGAAGAAGGTACGACTCTTTGGGAAGATTTCCTCCCCCTCAAGCATAAAAGGATCACCGTTCTCAAGTTCGGTATCCTTACCCGCAATAGTAGCAAACCAGCGAAGTTCTCCTGGCATTGCTCGATTAGGATGATCCCGCTGAATCCATGGAGCCCAATACCGAGTTACCCACCGACCCTCAGGAGTCATAGGCGGGTTTCCGGCACATACAACTCTACAACGCTGACCTGGTTGAGTAGTTCGATTCCAAGCCATCAAGAATCGAAATTGTGACTCTGTAAAGTCGGCTACTTCATCAAAGCCAATAAAATCATGAGGACGACCCTTAAAATTCTCTTTATCCTTCTCGTACTGTACTGCACCGAATTCGAGCACACGATCACCAGGAATGTCAGACCATCTGGCAAGTGTTTGTGAATATTTAGCCGGCGTCCCCTCTAGTACGTCAAAACTTCGGTCCATCAACTCACGGAGCTGTTTATACTCCCTACGAAAGATAATCGACTTTTTATGATCAGTAAAGGCTAAGCCGAGTAGGAGATCGCTCTTACCACCACC